AAGGTAGTAGATATGAGCGTAACTGATGGATCAGATAACGTGAGAATGGTTATGAAGTTCCGCGCTGGTACACAAGTAGCAGTTCCTGCTGAGGCTATCTTAGGATTTATGAATCCCTAATTAATACTCCTTTGTTAAAAGAGTGGGTTAGCTAATAGCTGCCCATTCTTTGCAAAGAATAGTTTAAATAATAAAAAAAATAACACACAGATATGAGCTGTCTAACTACAAGCGGATTCCAATACCAGTGTAAAGAGGCAATTGGTGGCATTAAAGCCATTTATCTTGGTTCTTATGCTACATTCTCAAACACTGCTACCATCAATGGTACAAGCAATTTAGTTACTGCTTTAGTAGCAGGAGACGTTTACGAATTCGCTTTACCTAAGCACACAGGATCATTTACTGAAGAAGCTGCTATCAGCATCGAAAATGGAACTGTTTACTATACTCAAACTATCGTTGCTTCTTTCCACGGAATGAGCGCTGCACGTTCATTAGAACTACAAAATATTGCTAAAGGCCGTAACGTATTATTCGTTCAGGACAATAACGATAATATTTGGATGTGTGGTTACAAAGATGGAGTAGAAGTTACTGCATTCACTACCACTACCGGTACTGCTAAAGGCGACATGGTAGGTTATACTGTTACTTTCACAGGAGAAGAGAAAGATAAGGCTTATTTGCTTGATGCAGATGGCGGAGATAACGCTTGGGATAACTTCCCATCAGTAGACGTTATTGCAGGTACACTTTAAAATAAATTGTGCTATATTTAAGGCATGATTTATTTAGTAAAAAATACAGCAGCACAGCTCCTCTACCTTACACTAAAGGAAGGGGAGCTTTTGCTTGCTAATACATACACTCATTATCTGCTTGAGCTAACTAACGAGCAGACACTTCAGAAGCTTTACGCTATCCCAACTAAGATAGCAGAGAATGATAGGTATACTACCATTCGTATTGGCACTAACGCTAATACACCAACAGCTGCAAGCCTATTAATTAACTATCCAGCAAGATTTAGTTATATTATTTATGGGCAAAATAGCAGCACTAATTTAGATCCTACCAACGCGGCAGTAGAGGGAGTAATTGAGAAAGGTTATTTAATAGTAGAAGATATTACTACTCCTCGTTTCACAGAGCCGAATTTAACAATAGATAACGATATTACTTACAATGGATAATATAGCACAGCCCTCAGTACCAATGTTAGTGAATCTTGGTGCAGCAATGCCTCAGGAAGCTACTGAGAAAGAGACTCCCAAAGGATGGGTAACGCTTGGCGAGGCTAATTTGTTTAGCAATTATCTCATTGACTTGTACTACGCTTCACCTGTGCACTCTGCTCTAACTATGAGCATTGCATTTATGATAGCAGGAAAGGAAATTAAGAGTAATAATCCTGCTGCTCAACGCGAGATAGATAGATTAAAGCTTAACACTATTCGCAGACCTATAGCCTTAGATGCAAAGATGCAGGGCGGCTATTATTTAGAAGTGATTTGGAGCGTAGATAGAAGCACCATTGCTAAGATTAATCATCTGCCTTATGAGAATTGCAGATTAGCTGTGGCTAATGAAGAGGATATTATACCGGGTATCTACTACTCAAAAGATTGGAGCGACACACGTAAGAAGAAAAACATTCCTGTGTTCATTCCTATGTACAATCCAACAACGAAAGCAGATGAGCCTTCTCAAGTGCTATTTGTTGGAGTAATGACACCTGGCAGCGCTTACTATCCTAAGCCTGATTACTACAGTGCTATTAACTATATCGAAATCACAAGAGATATCAGTGAGTTTTATAGAGCGTTCTTAAGCAATGGAATGGCACCGAGCTATTTCTTACACATGAACAATGGCATCCCTGATCCTGAAGAGCAAATGGCTATTAGAAGGAATTGGGAGACAATGGTAGGTGCTAAGAAAGCAGGTAAGGTAGTATTCACGTTTAACGAGTCAGCTGATAGAGCACCACGTTTAGACTTAGTGCCTATGAGCGATGCAGATAAGCAATGGCAAGAATTAAGCGTGCAATCAAGAGAGAACATCTTAGCAGCTCACAGAGTTACTTCACCTCTATTATTTGGTATTCGTGACGCAGGAGGATTAGGTAGCAACGCTGATGAAATGAAGAGCGCTTACCGCATCTTCAACAGAAACATCATTGAGCCTTATCAAAAGATAATTACAGATAGTCTTGAAGAGATATTTAAAGGCATGGGCATTGTTGCTGATTTATACATTGAGTCTAATGATATATTCGGCGAAGAAATCACTGCTGCACCTGTTGCGCAAACTGCAACAACTCAGCTAAGCGCTGAAAAAAAAAAGATTAATTTAGATCCACAAGAAAAGCCTCCAATTTTTACCGATGAGGACGAAGCTTGGTGGTGTGAATTCTTAGCAGATAAGGGTGAAATAGTAGATGAGGATGAGTGGGAGCTTATAGAAGCTGAGCCTGTTAATCTTGCATCAGTTAGAAGCTATGCAGATCCTGATAAGCCTTCTGAAATGGATAGCGGATTGTATAAGATTCGTTATTCTTACTCAAAGAACTTAAGCGCTAATAGTAGAAAATTCTGCCGTCAAATGGTAAGCGCAGCTAATGCAGGTTACGTGTATAGATACGAAGATTTAACTGCAATGAGTTCAGATAGCAACTCAGTTAATCCTAACATGGGCCACAATGGCTCTACCTATAGCGTGTGGTTATACAAGGGCTCAGTCAATTGTAAACATTACTGGGAGCGCAGAGTCTATTTCCGCAAAAGAGAGAAGGGTAGATTTGTAAAAGATAATGGTTTAGAATCCTCTGATCCTATTTCAGTAGCTAAGGCAATCAGAGCAGGAATGCCTCTTAAAGATATTGCTAAAGACTTCGCTACAGCTAATACTCGCACCTACGATTTACCTGATCATGGTAGATATCCAGCATAATAATTAAACACTAAACACAATGGCAATAGCTCCCGAAATATTATTCATTAACGAGGAATTCTTAAAGAAATACACTCAGCTTAATGAAGCTGTAGATACTAACCTTATTCGCCCTGCGATGTATCTCGCTCAAGATAAGTACATGACTCTTTATCTTGGTACTGACCTTACCAATAAGATTAAATCTGAGATAGAGAACGGTACATTAAGTGGAGTCTATGAGACTTTACTTAATGAGTATATCGTTAAGCCTACAGCTTGGTGGACCATGGTAGAGCTTTATCCTTTCCTAATGTATAAGCACGATAACGGTAACTTAGTTACTCGCCAATCTGAGAACACTACAGCCATTTCTAAGGGTGAGATGGATAGCTTAGTAGAAAAGGCACGTGAGAATGCTCAGTGGTACACTCAGCGCTTAGTAGATTACTTGTGTGATAATAGCACTTCTTATCCTGAATACACATCTAATAACTTCCCTGACATTCACCCATTACGCAAAGTAAATAGGCAGAGCACAGTAGCTTTTAGTGAGGGAAGAAATTACGATAGTGCTTGGAGTCGATTCAATGTGAGAGATTTCACTAATTAATATACATGACAAAGGAAGAAAAAACAAGAAAAGATTACGAGCGAAAGCTTAAAGTCTACTTATCTAAACGCGACAAAGAACTAAGAAAGAATGAAAGCACTAACAATCGAAGAGCTTAAAGCTCAATTCACAGAGCTTGGCTACAAATGGCCTACTATTCACATTGTAGGAATCCGCTCTAAAGCTAACGAGCCTAATAAATTTGATGATTTAATAGGCTTGGTGCAAGGTGATCAGGTAAGTTGGTATACCGGCACTACTAATCCAGGTACTTTTTGGCTTAATAATCCTATCAATTCTGTAGGCACAGCAGTTTTAAAGGCAGGTCAATACGTAGACACTTATGTTATAGGCTTGCATCAGGGTAAATACACAGCTTTAAAGCAGGCAAAGAAGGTAACTGTATTCAGAGATGCTGATAAAGATTCAGTAGCTGAGGAGGAAGGTAAAGAAGAAACAGGCCTGTTCGGAATTAACATCCATCGCGCTAACGAATCTGCCGAGTCTAAGAATATAGATAAGTGGAGCGCAGGCTGCCAAGTGCTTAATAATCCTAAGCAGTTTAAAGAACTAATTCAAGCGTGTATTAAATCAAATAAAAAGGCATTTACTTACACTCTATTAAAAGAGATATGAGCAACCATCAGCAGCAAATAGCGGAAGGAGTAACCGGTACAATAAGCAGTATTCTTTTATCTGTGCCTGCATGGATGTTAGATGTAGAATTCGCTTTAAAGATATTTTGTCTACTACTATCAGCAGCCGCATCTATCTTTACCATCTATAAAATGAATAAGAAAAGAAAATGAAATGGCTAAGAAGTGTATTCAGTAATGAATCAGATGCAAGTAGTAAAAGAGTCTCTTCAATATTGGCTCTACTCGTCTGCATTAACCTTTCATACATTGGTACATTTACTGATTACAAATGCCCTGAATTTATGTTCGATGGCTTGCTTATTTTAGCAGGCGGTGGCTTGGGATTAACTGTTATAGAATCTATCTTTGCTAAAAAGAAATCAAATGACACAACCAACGAGGGAGCAAATTAGCGCAGCTGTAATACTTGTTATAGCTATAACTATCTGCATATTTATGCAGCTCATGTACATTCGTATTAAAGAAGATGAGAAAGCTTTAGAGGGATACCAGCGCAGAGCAGAGAGAGCTACGCATGTTATTGATTCTTTAGAAGCTACCAACGTGCAGCGCATGCTTCAGATAGAAGAACTTAACCAACAGTTAGAACGTAATACAGCAATTTATGAAGCAAACATTAGTGCTATTGATTCTCTTGATAAGCATGGGCTGCGTAGAGCCATGCACAATTTACTCTCAGAGCTTGCCGGTGAGAGATACCCTGGTCAGTCTAACGACTAAGGAAGTAAGAGCTTTACTTAAGCTTAAAGCCGAGCGCGATTATTTAAAGATTCAGTTTGCTACACTATCTAAATCGGATAGTATTTCAGCTATTGTAATTAAGGATCAGGCTAAGACTATAGATGCATGGGCGCTGACCAACGAAAAGACTTCTCAGCAGTTAATCAAATCACAGGAAGAGCTGTATAAAGAAGCTGCACGTAAAGAATCTTGGCGCAGCGCTGCGCTTATAGGTATTCCCATCTCATTTGTAGGGGGTATTATCTTCACTCTATTCTTCTAAACTAACATTCTTTTGTTAATAACTTTGCTAAGATTAGCAAGGTTTTTTTGTTTATCTAAAAAACGCTTGTATATTTGCTAAAATTAAATCAATAAGCAAATGAAAAAAGCACTACTCTTTTTAGCCATGCTAATAGCAGGCCTACTCATCGGAGGATCATTCGATGCAGACACAGCTAAATTAGAATCACAATCAAATCACATAAGCAAATGAAACAGGATTTATCACATTTTTTAAATCAAACTATTGAAGAGCTTGAGAATATTAACGATAACTTTTTAAACCTAAAAAAACAGCCTGTGAAAACACTTTTCGAAATTATTGAAATAGCTAAGTACGATGGCACTCGCTACTTTCTAAAAATTGATGGTAGCTATCACAAAGCATTTAGCACCTATGAGGAAGCTTTTGCTGAGTTCACATTAGCTACTAACTTCAGAGAGACTACTACAGTCTTAGTAAGTAAGGAGGTAGAGTTATGAGCTTCATACTTAAAGTAATTCCTCTACGTGAGGATAGAATCAGCTTATACAGCCGCTTAAAGATTCCTACACGCTTCGAAGCTGAGACCTTTGAAGTAGCTCAGCAGATGGCACTCATGCTATTTGACCTTTACAACTTTCAAGAGACTCTGCCATTTCAAGATGAGTTTACTGAATACAGTATAGAAGGTGAAGGATTCTTAATAGAAATAGAAAAACTTTCTTAAATTAGCAACTTAATTAATAATCATGAATAAACCAAACAATGTAACCGGTAAGGTTATCGTAAGTCGGTGGGATGCCGAAGCTTGCAAGTGGCAGCTGTATACATCTGCTCACAGTTACTCTCTAACTGATTTCTCCACAGCTAAGAAACATGGTGAAGTATTCCCTGACGATGGTACTTTCTTATACCAGTTCGAGAGCGAAGATGAAAATAATGTACATGACTACTTTATGAGTGACCGCTATGTTATCTGAAAGAGCTAATAGCAGATTCATCTGCGTGCAGAGTTCAGTATCGGGAGAGAAACTGAGCTACAATGAAATGATACAGCACCTTCAATATGCTAAGGGAACTACAGCCTATGAGAATTGGAGAGCACATTTTATTAATAATCCACATGAGCTACAATAGAGAGCCGAATTGGGACAAGCTCAAGCCATCAATAGATTGGGACGAGCAAGAGAATAAGTTAGCAGATAAATTAGATAAGTATATTAATCAAAACAAACAAACAGTTATGAATCAGTCAGTAGTAAAAAGTCAGAAATTCGTTAGAGATTGGAATGGCCCATCAGGTACAATCTATTACTTCGATTTAGTTTTAGAGAATGGAGAGGTAGGCCAAGTAGGTGTAAAGGATATGCAGAGCCCGAAGATTGCAGTAGGTGCTACAATTCACTATACATCTGAAGAGCGCACTGGCCCTACAGGTAGAAAGACTACCAACTTTAAACTTCAAAATCCTAATCCATTTAACGGAGCAGGGAAAGGCATAGTTCAATCAGGATATACTCCGCGCAAAGAAAGCCCTGAAGTGCAGAACTCTATCAGCAGATCAGTAGCACTTAACAATGCTGTGCTATTCTGCAAAGAGCAGAAAGGCAGCAAGCCGAGTGATGTATTAGATACAGCTGAGATATTCTTAGCATGGCTTAAAGAGGAAGAGGTAAAAGTTAGTTCAACTATTAATACTAAATTAGATGAAGCAGCAGACGATGAAATGCCATTCTAAGCTTACTCCATTTCACAGCTGGGTACGCAGTCACTTTGTGACTGTGGCTCAGTTCGCTGAAGTGCTTGAGGTAAGTTATCCAACAGCTCAGAAATATATTAAACAGCCTCGCAGTATGAAGGTAACGCACATAGGCAAGCTTGCTAATATTACAGAGGAAGAGATACCATACATATTAGAATTAATGAAAGACTCTAAAACTAAATAACTATGATGGATACATTAGGTAGTGTTGTATTATGTGTGCTAATGTGCATGCCCATATTCTTTCTAATCTACATTGGGGTATGGATGCCTAAAGACAAAATGAAAGGTCATGCAGGTAGAGGCAAATGTAAATGTTGTAATAACTAAAAACTTTAAACATGAACAATCTTAATAAAAGATTATCAATGCTCACGGTAACCGTGTTGCAAAAAATAGCTAGAGCCTGTGTTGATAGGTCAGCTAAAATATTAAACAAACTCTAAAACTAAATAACTATGAAAAGATTTCTGAAAAGATTACTCTTTGGTAAGCCACTTGAAATGAGTGTATTCCAAGATAAGTATGGCAATAAGTATGGTGGTACTATACATAAGCAAGGTCAAGATGTAGTAGATGTTACTGCACATATTGAAGAACCTTTATGGTTGGGTAAAATTGAAATTTATTAAAAACTAAATAACTATGATACCAAAAGATGTGATTAAAGCAATATTGCTCGGTGCATTGGTAGGTTTAAGTATAAGTGCTTTAATTTACCTATCTACAATTTATTACATAACAATACCTTAAATAAATATGGAAAAGAAACAAACTGCGGTTGAATGGTTTTATCAAAGAATATTAGCAAAAGATATTAAAGAAGTATTTGAACAAGCCAAGCAAATGGAGAAAGAGCAGATAATAGAGGCACATGGTATTAAAGAATCTCATGGTGCAGAGGGTAGTAGAAATTTTTGGCAGCAAACAACAGGAGAACAATATTACAACGAAACTTACGGAGGTAACAATGAGTAAAGTAATAGATAGAAAAATAGCAGATATCCTGCTTTTGATTCCTTCTGAATTGCAGCAGAATGGAAGGAGAAAAATAGATAACCTGGTAAGAGCTGTAAACAACAGTAATATTCCTGAGTTAAAATGGAAGTCAATCAATGGCATAGCTGAAAGCATGAATGAAGCTAAGGCAAATCGTATGCTTGAGACTATTTTAGAAAGAGGTTATACAGATTGGCCTAACTTAAAAGGCAGAAGCCGAGTGCGTGATGTAAATGATATGAGGCAGATATGCATGTGGGTAATTAGACAAGGTACCAGCATGAGCTTGCATAACATCGGTGCTATATTCGTTAGAGATCATTCAACAATTCTGCACGCTTGCAATCACGTAGACAACATGATTCAAACCGATAAAGTTTATAGGGATAAAGTGCAAGAGATTTTAGACCATCTAAATAACGAGCATCTTAACAAAGTGTTTTATAAGTTAGTTCAATAGTGTATATTTGTATAAATTAATAATCTTAAACCAAATGACAACAATCTTATTGAAGCGCATAGAAGCGCTCGAAGAGAGGGTTAAAGCGCTTGAATCTAAGCGCTCTGCCTCTACCAAATTCACTCCCCCATCACTATCTGATGTAGTGGAATACCTACAAGATTTAGTATTAGCTAAGAAATTCTACTGCCATTACGAATCTAATGGATGGAAAGTAGGTAAGAACTCCATGAAGAGCTGGCGAGCTGCTGCTGATCAATGGAGAGCAAGAGAAAATAACAATAAAAACACTAAAGAAGATGAGCAAAGAATTGGCCGCATCAGTACTTCAGAGCTTCACTCGTTCACTAAGCGCTGAGGAGCGTGCTATTGCTGAATGCATTAGCTCACCTAAGTTACATACGCTATCTGAGCAGGAATTTAGAGAGCTTATAGCGCAAGCTGCTGTAATCAATTCTATTAAAGCTTTACCTTCAGACATAGAAGTAACTCTATTACAGCAACTTACACAAAATACGTATCGCAGTACAAGTATTAAGGATTGGCAGAATGCATTCTTATACAATGCAATAGGTAAAGACTTCGAAAGAGTAGAGGCATTTAACCTATTCAGTATAAGCTTTATGGCCGATGTATTAAAGCGCTATGAGGAATACAAGAGTAAAGTATGGCGAGAGCTGAATAAAGCTTTAATCTTACCGGAAGCGCAGCCTAAGCATGTAGAGCCTACTGATCCTGTTACAGCTTTGCATGAAGATGTAGAAAGATGGAAGGCAGGAAAAGAAACATGGGTAGAAATTTCTGCACCGTATAACTGCCAGCGCCTCTTCCGCAAGGGTATCTATAAAAAATCTATGTGGGATGCTGAGGTATGGGCACGCTTTGAAGATATCGCAAAGCAGAAAGTAGAGGCTAAATTCAAGGCATCTAACAAAGTAATCTTAGGCGAATCTGCACAGGCTGAATTTGATGGCTTACAAAAGATAGAGCTCAGTAGATTAATTTACATTGACATTATTAAACAAATAAACAATGGCTAAAGATTGGACCATAGAAGAAATACAGTACCTGGTTAATCACTATGCTGATAACTTTACAGAGGATGTAGCCAAGGCTTTGAATAGAAGTAATAGCGGAGTCTATGGTAAAGCTTATTCTCTTAATATCAAAAAGAGCAAGTTGCATCATGAGAAGGTAATGGCTAAGACTTCCATAAAGCTCAGAGAAAATTCTAAGATTCACCGGTACGCTAAAGGCCATCAGCCTGCTAACAAGGGTAAGAAAGTCTCTGCATCTACCTACAATAAGTGCGCTCCAACAATGTTTAAGAAAGGTAATAAGCCTCATAACTATAAACCTGTAGGCAGTGAGCGCATTACTAAGGATGGATATTTAGAGCGCAAGGTAGCAGAGCCTAAAACTTGGCGAGGAGTACATATCTTAGTATGGGAAGAGGCTAATGGTCCCGTTCCGGCAAAGCACAAAGTAATATTTAAAGATAACAACCAGCTAAACACTGAGCTGAGTAATCTTGAATGCCTCTCTTATGCTGATGCAATGCGCAGAAATAGCATAGTTAGATATCCTGCGGATCTCAGATCGGCTATGAAAACACTTAAAAAACTAAAAAAACAAATTGAAAATGGCACGCAACAAGATTGAAGATTTAAGAAATCACCTATTTGAAGTTATAGAAGCGCTTAAAGATGGGGATATTGAGATGGATAAAGCTAAGACAATAGCAGATGTAGCACAAGTAATTGTGAACAGTGCTAAGGTAGAAGTAGATTTCATGAAGGTAGTACATGGTAATGGCAGTGGATTTATCCCATTGGATAACCGAGGCAGTTATGAGACTGCTAAGCAGCTAACTGTAGGAGGTGAAGATGAGTAAATATATCTATGATGAAGAGGGTATCTGCACGAATGGAGATACAATGTGGTATAAAGCCGATGGAGTTTTAGCTAACTATGAAATAGCTAAGAATAAAAATGGCTATGCTCGCACATATTATATCCAAGGTATTAGCACAAGCATTAGCAGGCCATTATCTTGGGAAGAGGAAGATGTTAGCGCAACGAAAGAAGAGGCCGTAGCATTGGTTAAATCAGAGATGAAACAAGCTTTAATTACATCTAACTACAATGGCAGATTTGACGGTATTCTGATGGCAATAGGTGAGATATTAATACCGGGTAAAGAGATAATAATAGAGAAGCAACTACAACTATTTTAATATGCCACAAACGCCATTACCGCCAAATCTCTATAAAAAAATGAAAAAAGTAAAATTTATTCATCCCATTACAGGAGAATCTCATGAGCTTATGTGTGATAAGGTAGAAGGCTATGAGCAACGCGCTGAATTTTACCATCACTGCACAGTAGATGAAAAGACTGTAGCTTTAATTCCTATGTCATGGGCAATGATGAGAATAGAATAAGCATTTCTTCCACTATCTAATAAGAGAGCTCAGCATAACGCTGGGCTTTTTTATTAATTATAGCGTATGAATCTATTTAGAAAGAAAAAGGAAGTAGTAGATTTAAATGCCAAGCTGCTACCTGAACTATGCAGCACTTATATTATCCAATGGAACTATACCGAAGATATCGGTAATGAGGCTACCTATGCGGAAAACATTCCTTTTATGTTTGATGCTCGCAAGTGTGTGGGCATTCAGGCAGAAGTAGAGTTCAGAAGTGATGGAACTTACTACGTAGGCCAGCGCACATTAGCGCTTATGCAAGGGGTAGATAACGCGCTTGTAATAGATGTGCCTTATAACGAATTCAAAAAGCATTTTCAGGAGCTTAAATCTAATATAATTACTAATGATTACATCATATCGCGAGGGTAGAAACGTAATAGTAACAACGTGTAAAAGTGGGGATAAGTTCCTCATGATTTCCGATGTGCATTGGGATAACCCCCATTGTGATAGAAAGCTGCTTAAAGCTCACTTAGATAAATGCTTAGAAGAAAACATCTACTTCGCTGTTAATGGAGATTTATTTTGTGCTATGCAGGGCAAGTACGATCCAAGGCGCAGTAAGAATGACATTCGCCCGGAGCATAACGTAGCTAACTACTTAGATGCTTTAGTGAACACTGCTATAGATTGGTTTAAACCTTATGCTCACCTAATGGTATTCGTGGGTTACGGTAATCATGAAACAGCCATAACTAAGAACTGTGAGACTGATTTAATAGAGCGCTTTGTTAGCGGATTAAATAGAGAAGCAGGCAGCAATGTATTAGTAGGTGGCTATGGCGGATGGTGGGTGCACCGAGTAAGCAAGGGTAAAGCCAGCACCTTTGTGTTTAAGACAAAGTATTACCATGGTAGCGGTGGCGGTGGAGTGGTTACTAAGGGAGTAATCCAAAACAACCGTATGGGGGTAATGATAGATGGAGCTGATTGCATTTGGAGCGGACACGTTCACGAGCTATATCACCATGCCGACATGGTAGAAGAATTGTGCTTTGCTAATAATAGTGGCTATAGAATTAATATGAGATACGTACACCACATTAGAACAGCAAGCTATAAAGAGGAATATGACGAAGGGTACATGGGCTTTCACGTTGAAAGAATGAGACCTCCGAAGCCATTAGGTGCTTATCTTATGCAGTTAGATTTACAAAGAGTACGTAACCCTGTTGATTCTCAAATCATTGTGCCTACCTTTGTGCAATGGCGCGACAAATAGAATACAATTTCAAGCCTCTTACAAGACAAAGCGAGGCACTTAAATTCTTATCAGTAGATAGTGATGTAGAAACTATTCTCTACGGTGGAGCAGCGGGAGGTGGGAAGACTATGCTCGGCTGCATGTGGCAGATTCTTAGACGTTTAAAGTACCCTGGTACACGCTCACTAATAGGCAGAGCCAAGTTAGATACGCTTAAAAAGACTACAATGGCTACCTTCTTTCAGGTGGCTAACGAGATAGGGCTAAAAGCAGGCGAAGATTTTATCTATAATCAGCAAAGCCATATCATTAAGTTTAGTAATGGTAGTGAGATTATCTTAGCCGATTTGTTTCTTTATCCATCAGATCCGATGATGACCGATTTAGGCGGCCTTGAAGTTACAGATGTATTCATAGATGAAGCTACTGAGATAACTGAAAAGGCTTATTCTATTGTTAGCTCACGTATCCGGTATAAGCTTAACGAATTTGGATTAAAGCCTAAGATTCTTTTAACGTGTAACCCATCTAAGGGATGGATTTATAACCAATTCTACTTACCTTATAAGAATCAGAATTTACCTGAGCATAGAGCTTTCGTGCAAGCCTTACCGGGGGATAATATACACCTACCTGACAGCTACGTTACAAGCCTTAGCCGATTACCTGAAGCAGATAGAAAGAGACTGTTAGAAGGAGATTGGGAATTTGATAACAGCTCAGATAGATTATACATGTACGATGAGCTGATGCGCTGCTTTAGAGAGCCAATGAATGTAGGAGAGGGATATATCACAGCCGATATAGCGCGATTAGGTAAAGATAGAACTGTGCTTTGTGTATGGAAAGGCCTTAGCTGTATTGATATAGTAGTGCTAAGACAAAAGCGCCAAGATGAAGTTAAGGCGGAGATACAGCGCTTAATGAATCAGCATGGCATAAGATTAAGCAACGTGCTCGCAGATGCTGATGGGGTGGGGGGAGGTCTCGTTGACAGCCTACGTTGCAGGGAATTTATTAACGGCAGTAAAGCTGTGAGAGGAACTCAGTACATGAATCTAAAAGCTGACTGCTACTTTAGATTAGGAGAGCTAATAGATAAGAATGAGATAACGCTACCTATCAAGTGGCAGGAAGATATAGTTAAAGAGCTTGAGTTAGTTAGGCGAGTGGATCCTGATAAAGAAGGAAAGCTTCGCGTTACATCTAAGGACACCATCAGCCAGCGCACCGGTGGGATTAGCCCTGATATAGCAGATGCTATCATGATGCGAGCTTTCTTTGAGTTGAATAGGAACTATACTAAGTACGCTTTTATCTAAGTTAAAGTGTGATTTAGCACACTTTATTGTACTTAAAAGTGCTTTGTAAGGGATATTGCACATTATAATGTGCATTCTTAGTATACCCTAAAGGGGGCAATTAAGGGCAATTAAGGAGTACTCCCTATTTTTCTATCCCTACAGGGTATAAAACTAAAATAGCCCTGCACGTTTGCAAGGCTATCTCAGATAATCAATAATCATTTACCTAAACCATAAGGTAACTTGTGTTAAGCATAGCAAATATATTCTATAAATGCTATGTGAATAAGTATGTGAATAAGATGTTGAAACGAAGTAAGTTAATAGCTTAATTTTGAATCATGAAGAACGAGGAAGCCTTAATTCAAGAGGCAGTTATTAACTATATTAACGCTCAATATCCGCGTTTACTTTATTGTGCCTCTGCTGGTGGTGTTCGCACGTCTATGAAACAGGCAGTGAAGATGAAGAAAACAGGATACGTTAAAGGCTTTCCTGATATCTTTATTTACAACGCTAAAGGCCCATTCTTTGGATTAGCTATAGAAATGAAAACGAGTAAGGGTGTTATGAGTCAATCTCAGAAAGACTGGCAAGCAAAGTTAATTAACAATGGCTATCATGCAGTAACATGTAAAAGCTTTGATGAAGCCAAACAAGTAATAGATGAGTACCTATCACTCAGAAATAAATAAGTGCTACAATGAGTGGCGCAGAGTAGCAGCAACTGTTACTCGCTTAGACTTAGCCGATGAGCTGCTCCATGACACTCTACTTAAGATATTAGAAAGCGACAAAGATAAATTACAGGATATTCATAACCGAGGCAAGCTGAATAACTACGTGAGTAATGCTATTAGACTCTCTGCACGCTGTAGTAACAGCTCATTCAACTATACCCGGTTAAGATTTGAAAAGATACGCAACGATCTTAAAGATGATATTATAGACGATGTGAATAAAAGCGTAGGAATGAGATTAGAGAATGAGCAGTTAGATATCTTTATTAGCAGACTTCCCTACTTTGAGCGTGAGCTATTCTTTCTTTACGCATTGGATGACTTCAGCTACCAAGAATTAGCTAAAGAAACAGGCATTCCTCTTAACTATCTTTACAGAACTATTAAGAAAGCTAAAACAACACTTAGAAATTCACTACAGATATGATGATAAACAGCACAGACTTTGAAGCTCGCGTTAAGGTGTGTAAAGAGTGCCCTGTCTACAACAAGCAATTTGGTACTTGTGGGCCTCCGATTAACGCGATTAACCCATTTAAACGGCCTCATCAAATTGGTGAGATAACATTCAAGCCATGCGGATGCCCTGTGGATCACTTGGCAAGCTATGCAGCAACTGACTGCCCAGCTAAACTATGGCCAACACTTGAAGAGAAGGATTGGAAGATGCCAACACTTGAGCATATCAGAGAGATTAGAAAGAGAGGAAGATTAGCACCTGGGGAGATGGCTAAACTGTTTAAACTACGTAGAGAGTATTTAGGAATCAAAGACGGTAAGAGCTTCACAAGCTGCACTCCATGTATGAATGAGCTGCTAAACAAGTTAGAGAAGCAGTTAGAGGGAGACTTAGCTACAATAGAAGCAGAGATTACTCCCGAACCAACAACAGAAGTAACTAATACACCTATAAAAAAACGTAGAGCAAAAAGAAAAAAACTATGACACTATTTATTATCTACTTAGTAGGCTTCCTACTTCACTTCACTATCCTCTCTCTGAACGTTTACAGACATCAGAGGCACTTATCTAACTACCATTGGTATGCTTATGTAGGCATAGCTTTTACAGGGCTTGTATGGCTGCCTTTTTGGGGATACATCACAGTGTTACGTTTTAAACAGCCAAAATAGTTTTCAACATGGTTACTAATTGTAACTGACTTAAAATATATTTGTGCTATGCGCAAGATTACTGTTAAGACATTCGATTTAAGGTTTAATAATTCCCCTCTGAACGGGCGCATACGTTCTTTGGGGTTTTATTGTTTTAAGATATGACAGCAGCACTATTCCTGAGTAAGTCAAAGCTCAGTAACCAATGACTACACTTGCATCACACCAATGCTTGGAACGAGCAACTGCTCTTATTGAGCGTGAACATTTGTTTTTCTTGTGGGAGCTTTTTCTTTTCTTTCTTTTTCTTTTTACCTTTTTTCTTTTTCTTTCTTTTCTTTTGTTGATGTTTAATTAACTATAGCTAATAGCTAAAGCTTATTACACTAATTAATATACTAATATTAGCAATATGCAGAATGTACATAGAACAATTATAAGGAGTATCTTAGCTTTAGAGAAGATAAGCTTTGACTATGATGGAACTTTAACTAATTCTCAAGGGCTGTCTTTGATTAAAAGAAAGATTACAGAGGGCTATGATATCTATATTATCACAGCAAGAGGTGAAGGAAGAAAAGGACCGGTATTAGATTTAGCTAAAGAATTAGGACTGCCTGTGAGAAAGGTAATTTTTGCAGGATCTAACGCTAACAAGATTCTAAAGATTAAGACTTTAAACATCTCTAAGCACTATGATAATAATCCTGATGTTATTAAGAAGATAAATGAAATGACTAACGCTGAGGGTAAACTTGTGAGCTATGAATGATAATAACTATAACTTTCTAAAGGCACAAGTAAAAGCCTTTCATCCTAACTGGACAGAGCAGCAAGTAAATGAAGAGTGTGAAAGAATATTAAATGAGGGTGAAGGTGGAGAGGATGAAGGCTGTTTATATTGTGGATCATGATATTGTGCCTCCTACTCAGAAATGAGCGCCACAGGAGAGCCCATTGGAGGTGAGAGCTACACTATTCCAATTAGCTGTATTAGATACTTAGGGACTGCTAATACAAACACACTAAGCTAAAGTCGGGTGTTAAATTTGAATAATAAACAAAGGAGATATGAAAGCAACTTTAACATTTGATTTAGATTCACCTGAAGATGCAGCGCACCATCTTAGATGTGTTAAAGCTTTAGATTTAACGCTCTGCTTGAATGAGTTTAGGAGTCAGCTATTTGCTAAGCTTAAATATGATGATATGACATTATATGAGCATGCAGTATTACCTGATATTAGTAAACTTTTAGATGAAACGTTAGAAGAGTATGGTATTAACTTAGATGAACTAAACAGATGATATTAATACCAGCACAACTTGAAAGCGTAGGCACAAGGAAAGATAAGACTCTTAAGCTTACCTTTGGCACTAATGAGCTTACTCCGGCACAAGCTGCTGAGCTATTTGGCACAGCTAATCAGTTCGGCTATCTTGCATTTAAGGAAGAGAGCTTTAGACGTGAGGAGTTAGATGCTGTAGAATCACTTAAATCAGAGTTGGAAGATACACTTAAAAAGCCATCACAAAGATTAAGAGGTATAATGTTTAGAGTTTATGAAGCTGATAACGAAGGTTTTAGTACATTTGCTAAATACTATGACTCTAAGATGGAGCAGTTAATAACACATTTCAAGAATAAGTTAGCGTAATGGAAGAATATTTGAAAGTATTAGAACATCATCACCAAGTAGAAACAGGGCACACTGATTTAATCTACTTAGCTGCAGTCTATGGAATAAAAGACCACAACACAGCTTTGTTTATGGATATGCTAAAAGACATTTGCATAAGAGCTGCTAAGTGTAGTCCTGAGTATATTGAGAATAACTTTAATGACTTTCTTAATACAGGATATGCAATCTCAGGAGCAGAAGAAGAGTGCCAAACTCAGAAGTAAAACAGAGCCAAACATGGAAGAGCAGCCACAAAATCTAACAATCAAAAAAGATGCGATGTTACAAGCGCTAACATCTGCACTGGGTAACGTAACTGAAGCCGCTGAGAAGATAGGCATCCGCAGAGAAACGCATTACGCTTGGCTTAAAGATGATCCTGAATATTCTGCTGCTGTAGCTTCACTTAAGAATGTAGCTTTAGACTTTGCAGAGTCGCAACTTAAGAAACTGATGGAGGGAGCAGAGCGCCAGGCATTAACTCATGATGGTGAGGTAGTAACTATTAAAGATGCACCTAACACATCTGCTGTTATCTTTTACCTTAAAACTCAGGGAAAGCAGAGAGGGTACATAGAGAGGCAAGAGCTGAGCACTGAGATAAAGAGTATTAACATAACTATAGACGGTACAAATATTTAAACTATGAGTAAAGTAAAAATTTCGGACTACGAACAACAAAAACACGAAAGTCTTATCGCAATCAATATGGTAGGTATTCACATTGATTATGTAACTCTTGACTTAATTTGGGAAATTATGGAAATTCATCATAATAAAGGGGGTCAAGTCAACATTGAAGATTGTGTAAAAATCAAAGTCAAACACGAAGAGAAATGGCAGAAGTATTTTGACGAGCAAAACAATACAAAACGAGTTAACAATGAGCGACAAGATAATAAGCACTAAGTATTCAGACCAAACGCTCGGCACATACGTAGACTTCATGGCGGCAGGTGAAGATACTGTTAGTCAGATTCAAGCCATCACAGGCTTAAAGCGAGACGATATCAGGAAGATTGATGTCACACAAATTGAAAAAATTGTGACAGCTTACGCTAATGGTTTAAAAAACGATGAGAAGGTATTTAAGCAGTTCATAGAGATAGATGGTATTAAGTTCGGCTTTCATCCTAATCTTAAATCTATGACCTTTGGAGAGTGGTTAGATTTATCTGAGCTGAGCAAGAACTTCCCCCATCAGCTGCCTGAGCTTATGTGCATTCTCTATAGACCTGTTACAGCTGAGATTAATCTGCAGTATAAAATAGAGGATTATGATAGTGATGTGCACCTTAAATATGCGCCTCAAATGAGGAAGCTAAACTTAGCCAACGTGAATGCTGCGCTGCTTTTTTTTTCGACACTCAGAAACGATTTAGTGAACAGTACACCCGAATATTTAGAAGCGGAGCTGGAGAGACTGAAGAAGGAGATCAGTCAGTTAGCAGACGAGGTGAAACATTAGCAAGCGTTTATCAATGGTGGCACGTAATCGAAGAGATGGCAGAGAGAGATGTAACTAAGTTTGATGCTATAACTAAGACGAGAGCTTCAACAATATTCACCCATTTGACCTATGCGATGGACTATGCAAATAGCTTACAACAAAAGCTTACTTAATTTCCACTATAAGATATGAGCACAATTAACTACACATACAACGTAATAGTAGATAGGTTTAGACAGTTCGCAGCAGGGCACTTTCAGCTGAGAAGGTTTACGCATGGAGAGATTAGCCAAGCCGATTTAGAGAAAGAGGCAGAGTGGCCATGGCTGCACGTTAAGCCTCGCGCTATTAACTACTCACCTGGTACTCGCAGCTTCAGCTTTGAGATATTCATTTCAGATCTACCAAGAGATAAGGAAGATAAGACAGGTTATCAGGCAGAGTCTATTACTGACTGCTCGCTTATCTTTCAAGACTTAATTAACGAGATATATCTTGGCAATATGTTTGGCTCAGATGTATTGCTTACTCGCCCTGTTAATGCAGAGCCATTTGTAGAGCAATACACTCACACCTTAACCGGTGTAACAGGAACAATAGAGCTAAGTTTAGATTACGATTGGTCAGCATGTAGCATTCCTGCAAGTTGGAACTATAACACTCCAACTGATTCAGGAAGTGATGGATGGGGAGCACTTCAGTTCATAGATAGCTTAAATCAGAATGGCGCTTACGTTAGCTTAGATAATGATGTAGAAGCACCGGGTAACTCTTACTACTATGGTACAGATGCAAGCGGTGTAAAGGGATGGCATGTAATTGAGGCAAGCGGAATAACTTGCGAAGATTTACCCGAATGCGCTACCATTATATCTATCTTAGATGATATAGCAGCTCTTCAAACTGATGTAGCTTTAAAAGCTAACACAGCTGACTTAGGAGCTACTGCTTTCAGTAATGACTATAACGATTTAGATAACTTACCTACTATACC